GACGATGAACAAGGAAAAAGGCATGTCATATATTATCCAACAGGTACGGTTGTCGTTGATGAAAAATAGAGATATCCACCAGTCATAACGGCCGGTGGCATTTTTATGCCTGTATGAGAGGAGAATAACATGATCATACCAGAACAAGCACATCTGTTGTACAAGGATTACGAGGTCAAAAAGACCAACAACCTCCGGAACGATTCGGGGGAAACTTTGTACGGGCAGACGCAATACATAGAGCAGCTGATCCTGATCAATGACAATGCTTCAGAAGAACAGCAGAAGGCAACCCTGATCCATGAGCTGGTTCACGGACTGGACGAACTTTTCGGGATCGAACTTAAGGAAGAACAGGTGGAGAAGCTCGGAAATGCATTTTACATGCTGATCCGGGATAACCCGGGAATGTTCAGGGAGGGCTAAATGATCACCATATCAATTACTGGGACCAGTATCCAAGTCCGCGGCCATGCCGGAGCCGGCCCACCGGGACAGGATATCATCTGTGCAGCGGTCAGCACCCTGACACAGAGCCTGATCAGTTCCATCGAAGAACTGACAGAAGATAAAATTTCATACAGCATATCACCAGGGATGGTTGATATAGATTTCGGGGAATTGTCGGAAGCCTCCAGGCTTCTTGTCGATTCCTTTTTTCTTGGCGTCTGCAGCATTGCAAATGAGCACCCTGCAAATGTCAGAGTACAGTAACACAAATAACAGGCAGGCCGTGGATCCGCAGCCCTGGGAGGGACGGACAAAGCTACGGGAGCACTCCGGGAGGAGCGCAGAAGGGAGAAACAGATGAGACAATACACGCCATATGAACTTAAGAAACTAAGATGGAACCTGCAGCTGTTCGCTGATGACGGCGACGGTGCCGGCACAGATCCACAGGGCTCCGGAGATCCCGGAGAAGACAGCATTGACGAAGGCAAGGACAGTAAAAAAGGCGGCAATGATCCCGGTGACGGGAACAAGCCAAGGACTTACACGGATGCCGATGTTGACGCCATCGTGGCCAAGAAATTTGCCAAGTGGCAGAAGGAGCACGAGAAGGACCTGGAGAAAGCCAAAGAGGAAGCCAGGAAGTATGAACGGATGTCCAAGGAACAGCGTGAAGAAGCCGACCGCAAGAAAGCGGAGGAGGAAGCTGAGAAGAAGGATGCCCGGATCAGGGAGCTGGAGAACCAGATCGCCACAGACGCGCTCCGCAAATCCGTAGCGAAAGATGTGGAGGCCATGCCGGAAGGCATCACGGCTAGCCAGGACTTCCTTGACCTCGTCGTGACAGGGGATGCAGATGCAGCCAAAGCCAACGTCAAGAAGCTGGTAGGACTGATCCTTGCTGACCGTCAGGCACAGGAGGAAAAGCGGGCGAAGGGGACGACGCCAAAGAACTACGGGGGAAGTAACAGTGACAAGACAAGTCCTTATGAGCGCGTAGCCAATAAGTACAAGAGAGGATAATATCATGAGAAAGAAATCTTTTATCGATCTTCAGCTTTTTGCAGCAGGAGATAACCAGAACGAACAGATCAGAACTTATGTACCGGAGCTCCATGGTATCCTGGAGAGCGTATTCGCCGTAAAATCCTACTGGAGTGATTTCTTCACACCGCTCCAGCTGCTTGATGGTATCAGCCACAAGGATGTTGCTTTTACCATCAAGACCAACGATGTTGCAGCAGCAGTCAACGCAGGTTCCCTGGAATCCGGTGGAACAGCTGCTTATGACACCGGCGCAAATGTAGCATTTGGCACCGGTACAGGATCCACCAGTCGGTTTGGTAACAGGACAGAAGTGAAGTATACCGACACCGATGTTCCTTACACCTGGGACTGGGTATACCATGAGGGCATTGACAAACATACGGTCAATGAGGACTTTGATGAAGCCAATGCAAGAGAACTTGAGAAGATATCCACAGGCATCACAGGAAAGTTTAATGCCAAGCAGGGTGCTTATCTTGCGGCCAATGCGGGCAAAACTGTATCTGTCAATATCAGTGCAGCAGATGAGATCACCAGCGCGCAGGCAATTGCGATCTTCAACGAGATCGATGCTTACATGACAGACCAGGAAGTAGACGAGACCCTGACAAGAGTCGCAGCAGTGACTCCGGCCCTCTACAATGCGATCGTGGATAACAACCTGTCCACAACTGCTAAAGGCTCCGATGTGAACATCGACAGAAACGAAGTCCGTATGTTTAAGGATTTCGTGATCCGTAAGCTGCCGACCAAGGCTTTCGCATCTACAGAAGCGACAGAAGCAGTTGGCACATCCGGACAGGAAGGATATGTCGCAGCACAGCCCGCTACACAGGATCTCTGTATCGCAGGCGTGCAGGCTATGGGCGTACCGTTTACCGGTATCGAGACTGCAAGAGCTTTCGAGGCTCATGACTTCGACGGCACTACGCTTCAGGGAGCCGGCAAAGCAGGCCAGTTCATCTCCAACGATAACAAGAAAGCCCTTGTTAAGGTTACAGGCACTGTAACAGGCGCCTAGGATTTAAGGAGGGATCATCATGGTATATAGAGTGATCAGGCCTTTCTTCGACCTGCAGGACAGAGTTGAAGTCAAGGGAGGCACTGTCTATCACGAATACAAAGTTGGTGACGTCTATCCAAGGGCAGGGCTCAAACCGGGAAAAGAGCGGATCAGGGAGCTCAGCGGAAGCGACAATGCTCAGGGCTCCCCTCTCATTGCGTCGGATAAAGTCGCAGATGCGACAGCAAGGCTGGAAGCCGCTGCCGCAAAAGCGCCTGCCCGGAAGAAGGCAAGATCCAAAGCCTCTGCGAAAAAGGAGTAAGGGATATGCTGGAACAGATTAAAAAACTGTTAGGGTTTTCGGATAACAGTCAGGACGAGCTCCTGCAGACGATCATCAGCCTGACAGAGTCCAGACTGAAGAACCTGCTCGGAAGCGCAGAAGCCATTCCGGTATCTCTTTCGTATATTACGACTGAAGTAGCGATCCGCCGCTTTAACCGGATCGGATCCGAGGGCCTGTCCTCCCACACCGTGGAAGGGGAGACCCAGGCATGGCCGGATGACGACTTTGCTCCTTATAACGACGACATACAGGCCTACCTTGACACCCAGGATGATCCCTCTACACACAAAGGACGCGTACGTTTCCTGTGAGAGGAGTGATGGAGCATGCGTTATGACACAGCCATCTGTTTTGTGAAAAAAGGGGTTCCTGTGTATGATCCGCTGACCGGCGACTACTCGGATGGAGAGCCGACCGAAAAGACGGTTTATGCTTCCGTCACGGACACATCAAAGGAGACCCTTCTGATCGTCTATGGAGAGATCCGCCAGGGGAGCCTGACGATACGCCTCCAGAATCACTTTGATGGGGTGTTCGATAATATCGTCATCAAAGAAGGGCGGTATGCAGGGACCTATGCCGTGGACAAACGCCGTAAGCTGAGGACCAAAGAGACATTTATCGTATCGGAGGTGCAGTGATGGCAACGATAAAGATTCTGGGCATTGACGAGCTTGAGAAGAAGCTGAGGGACAACTGCAGACTTGACGATGTAAAGACGGTAGTAAGGCAGAACGGGGCAGAACTCCAGTCCAAGATGCAGAGAGAAGCGGTTTTTACTAAAGGCTATTCTGTCGGGGATACCAAGCGCAGCATCTCTCTGGAATTCAGAGATTCCGGTTTTGCCGCTGCCGTAGCTCCGGGTACGGAATACAGCCCTTATCTGGAGTACGGCACCCGGTTCATGGCGGCCCAGCCTTTTGTAAGACCGGCCTTCAATGCACAGAAAGAGATCTTCAAAAAAGACCTGGGCAAACTGATGAGATGAGGTGATAGACATGGATCCGCAACAGGAGCTTTTTTCTAAACTGCTGATAGCTTTAAGAGCACAGGGATATGATGTCTATGACGGGGCCATGCCTCCGGAGGACACGACATATCCGTTTATCTACCTGGCTGACTCACAACAGGTGGATGACTTCGGGAACAAGACAGCAGTGTGGGGCAACGTGTTCCAGACGATCCATGTCTGGCATAACAGTCCGCAGAAGCGAGGGACCGTTTCCGGGATCTTGTCCCATATAAAACAGATCGCCAGGGGCCTTACCTCTACGGCCCACTTTTCCTGGTATATAAGAAACATTGACCAAAGGATACTCACGGATACCACAACAGCTAGACCGCTGCTCCACGGTGTCCTTGAGCTGGAATATAAGTTTAATTAGGAGGATGATTATGAGAACATTTGATTTACAGCTGTTTGGCAGCACTGTGTCCGGCAAGAAGATCCTCTATCTCTACCGGCCGCATGACCAGGCCACGACAATGGACGGAACGCAGATCGCGTTCGTAACAGAGAACGGCAGGACCAAGAGCAAGGACGCCGATTCTACGGCAACGAAGGACGGATCCATCCGTACTCCGGGAGCTATGGAGCAGGAGATTACCTGCACGAGCATCCTTTCTACGGATGACGATATGATCGATACCCTGGAGACATGCCTTGACGAAGACAAGCTCATGGATATCTGGGAGGCAGATCTGACCCGTCCGGGCACTGAATCGAACACATTCAAGGGAAGATACTTCCAGGGCTATGTGACAGAGTTCGAGAAGAACTCCAACGCAGAAGACATGGTAGAGATCTCCCTGACATTTGGTATCAACGGCAACGGAGTAAAGGGCGATGTTACCGTTACGGCTGACCAGCAGGAAGCTGCAAGCTACGTATTCGTTGACACGCCGAAGACCGGTGCCTGATCTACCATAAACCCAGCAGAGCGGATGATCGTCGTCCGCTCTGTTTTTGTTAAAGGAGGAAGACAGCCAGATGATGGAACTGACTATCAACGGAAATGTTTACAATATCAATTTTGGCATTGCTTTCATGAGAGAGCTTGATAAGAGGGTGGTCATGCCGGTAGAAGGGATCCCCGGAAAATCTGAGAAGATCGGGCTGCGGTATGAGATAGCAAACCTCTTTGATGATGACATCGAAAGCCTGATCACAATGATCGACATCGGTAACAAAGGCCAGGATCCAAGGCTTACCAGAGCTGCGATCGAATCTTATATCGAAGATCCCGATACAGACATCGATGAGCTTTTCAAGAAGGTGAAAGATTTTTTATTGAGTGCGAATGTTACGAAGAAGGAAGCCCTGAAGATTCAGAAAGAACTGGAGAGACGGCAGGCGGATCAGGAACAGTAGAGGGGTCAATGGAAGATCTCTATGACGAGATCGCCTTCAACTGTTTCCGATTCTTCGGGTTTACCACCTTCAAGGAGGTGGACGACCTTACGATCCACCAATACAAGATCATGAAGAAGGCTCTCAGGTTCCGACAGGTTGATGACGAATACGCCATCCACCAGCTCGCTTATGAGACATTCCGTGCGAGTGCCACCAAGAAGCAGGGCCGCAGGGAGACACCGGTCTACCGGACCTTTAAGCAGTTCTATGACTACGAACACGAGCTGGACAAGGCAGAGAAAGCCTTCGATGACAAAGAAAACAAGTTTAAAGATCTTATAGATTACAAGAAAAGAAAGGCGGCTGAAAAATGAGTGAATCTTATAGCATAGAGGCCGTCCTGTCAGCGCGAGATGCCGGTTTTATCGCTGGGATGGAGCATGCATCCAAATCAGCGAGGAATCTGGAAAAGACATCGAGCAGCGTCGGTAAGACGGTCCGCAACTCCTTCGCTTTTGGCGTGGTCATGCGGGCCGGCCAGAAAGCTTTTGACCTGGCGGCAAGAAGTGCCGTCAGTCTTGCGGCAGATCTTTCCTCGTCTTCAGCCACATGGAAGACCTTTGAAGGCAATATGAAGAATTTCGGGAAATCCTCCGATACCATCAAAAAGGTGCGCGGGGATCTCCAGAAGTTTGCGACAGACTCCATCTACTCGGCGTCTGACATGGCAAGCACGTATTCACAGCTCGCCGCAGTAGGAACAAAGAATACCACGAACCTGGTAAAGGCCTTTGGAGGACTGGCGGCAGCGGCGGAGAACCCGCAGCAGGCCATGAAGACACTGTCGCAACAGGCCACACAGATGGCTGCCAAGCCTACAGTCCAGTGGATGGACTTCAAGCTCATGCTGGAGCAGACGCCTGCAGGTATCGCGGCGGTAGCCGGAGCCATGGGCAAGAGCACTTCCCAGCTGATCAAAGACGTCCAGAACGGAACGGTCAAAACAGAAGACTTTTTTAACGCTATGCAAAAGGCAGCTGGCGAAGGTACGAAGTTTGGCAAAATGGCTACCCAGTACAAGACGGTAGGTCAGGCCATGGACGGACTGAAAGAGACGCTGACAACAAAACTGCAGCCGGCTTATGACAAGCTCTCCGAATACGGGATCAAAGCAGTCGAGAAGCTTTCCGGCGTTCTTGACAAGATCGACGGAGACAAGCTTGCCAAGAATCTGGGAACGGGCCTGGACAAAGCTGCAGTTTTTATGGAGAAAGCTTTCAGCAGGATCGCACCGGTCGCAGCATCGGCAGGAAGAGCACTCTATGAAGTAGGAAAAGCCACATTCGACGTTGGCAGGCAGGTCCTGGGAAACCAGGCAGTACTGAATATGCTGCAGACTGCATTCAACGCAGTAGGCACAGCAGCGTCTGCAGCATCACAGTTCATATCACAGCATGCAGATACGATCGGGAAGATCATTCCGGTCGTGATCGGAGCTGTGGCAGCATTTAAGGTGATCACTACAGTGATCGGTATCGTGACAGGCATAGGAGGAGCGATCTCCGGAGTGGTCGGGGCGATTACTGGTTTTGCCGGAATCGTCGGCGGGGCAGCCACGACGGCAACCACGGGGTTTGCTGCGGCCCTTGCAGCCATACCGCCGACTACGTTCTTAGCTATTGCTGCTTCGATCGCCATCGTTGTGGTCGCGATCACGCTCCTGGCTACACAGAGCAAAGGCGTATCAGCGATCCTCAAGGCTTTGAGCGGCGCTATAGTGAGCGTTGTGGGAGCAATCGCCTCCGCAGTCGTGAGCATCATTCAGGCACTGGCACCTTACGTGCCGGAAGTCACGAAGATGGTGCAGGCCACATCCTCTGCGATCCAATCGGTTGCGGCTATCTTCCAGAGTCTGGTCAGCAACCTGAGCGGTATCATAAACAGTATCGGGAACCTGATCACTACATTCGGGAATACGGTATCCACGGTACTCACATCTGTGGGAAACCTTTTTACCACTTTTGGCAACACGGTCACGACCATCTTAAACGGGGTAAGCAATGTAGTGACTTCTGTCGGGGAATCGATCCGGACTGTGCTTGACGGCGTGGCCGGAATCTTCGACAGTATGGGCAATGCAGCCCTTCATGCCGGACAGGGCGTTCAGGCTATGGCGCAGGGTATTGCGATCCTAGTCGCCCTTCCCCTTGGGGATCTCGCAGGAACACTGGCGGCAACAGCGACAGGCCTGGGAGCCATCGCAACCCAGGGAGCAGGGCTGGAGCCTGTAGGGGCTGCCATGCTGGCCCTTGGACAGAGCATCGTGATACTCGTGACGCAGACATCAGCAGCCGTGGCGATGTTCACGACATTTGTCACTGCGGTAACCGGGATTGCCGGATCATTAACGCCGGCTTCCTCTGCCGTCGCATCTTTTGCTTCTGCTGTAGCAGGATTAGTAGGCCCTATGACCACAGCAACGCA